GTTGTCAATCTCTTAGCTTCGCCCTCAATAGCCTTACCAAATGCGATACTGTCAGCCTTCAATTCTTTACGCTTCTTGTCGATGTCAATTCTAAACTTCTTCATTTCTTGATGTGCCATCTTTGCCATCACATACCCCTCAATGTCACCAAAACCTCTCACTTCAATAGCCATGTACTCTTTGTTTAACTTTGCTAATGCCGCATCTGACACGTTGTACTTCTTTAACTCTGTCTTGATAAAATCTTCTTTTACTAATTCGCTCATCTCATTCTCCTTATTGTATTTTGTCTACGGTTATTTCAAGTTCTTTGCAGAATAGCTCAATTTCAAAACTCAGCGCACCAATGAACGCTTCATCTCGCTTAACCTCTAAGATAAGCGGTTTCAATCCAGGGTAGTAACTCATAAAATGCCAACTCTGCGCACCAGTGACAAACATCGAACCATGTACTTGTTGGAAGTAGTCAGCGGGTAGTTTATTCGCAAGTAAGTACCCAACGTGAGTAGCCATCATAGGACATTTTATCTCAAGCCCACTGTCAGGTAAAAGGCCATCAGGAGAACATGAGAACAGTTTTCTTTCATCTTGATAGCACAACGCTACTTTCTCGACCTCAACGTCTTGCATCATCTCAAACAGCTTAATCGCCTCAGGCTCAAGATCGATTCCTCTTTGCATAATTGCATTGATATACGAGTCTTCTTTTCTCCCCAAGACACGTTCTGCTGCAAGAGTGTGCATATACTTTGTGTTGCTCTTTGACGATGCACCTTTCGTTGTGACAATCTTATCAAAGTTAGATGCACTTGGTGTTCCTGCTCTCAAAGCAAACCATTCTTCGCTCAATTGTTCAATATTATTTATCTTTATCATCAGTGACCTTCTTGCAGTTTTTTAGCGTGTTAATAGCCAGTTGATATTTAGTGGATAAAATTTCATTGTACGAAGAAACTTCCATGTAGTTAAGAAACTTCGCAGCGTCAACATCTCGTTCTTGCACAAGAGCGTCAATTTCTTTTACTTGTTCATCTGTGATAAGTTTTGTATCCGCAACATTCCCATCATCATCAACATTAGCATTAGAAGAAGCCAGCCCAAGTATTGACTCAAACGTGACCGCTTTTAAATATGTCAATGTTGACTTGATCTGCTGTACTACGTTCTTTGACCCCGATGCATCTGCTGGTGCTGAAGCTGAGGCATATTCACTATGACCCATGCTGTGTGTTATGCTGCATGTAACCTTGATGATTCCGTTCTGTTCAATATCCCAACTCGCGGATAAGCCATTTTTGCTTAATTCTGGATTGACTGTATTCACGAGATTACCAATAGAAGTATACATGGAGTCGAATTGTTTGTTCTTCTTATCCTTTGTTATCACAATCGGGTTTTTCTTAAAATCAGCCATTGCCACAACATAAGCCTTTTTCGCTTGGTTAGCTTCATACTTCATTTGAACTTCAAGCAACTTCTCGATCTGCTCAATTGTTGCACCGCCAGTTATGGCTTTCTCCATCATACTCATAGGATTATTGCTTTGCACTTCAAGTTCTTTGGTCATACCACCTCCGTTAGTTCAAGATCATGCTTGTTCATAAATTTGTCCATTGAATACTCGTTCATAAAATGCCGAGCGTAGCGCCTCTTGCCATTAGATAAGACAAGGAATAGATTACTTTCAACACAGCTTGTTAGAACCTCTTTTTCGACTGTAACGACTTCATCACGACTTAGTGTTCCGTCATCTGTTACGATTCCTCTTGGTGTGGTCATTTCTCCCCCCTTATTAATGTATTAAAACATAAAAGCCCGCCAAGTTGACTTAACGTAATGGCTAAAGCATTAATTAAAAAACCCTTATTTATTAACGCACAGGCTGCAATGTAAAACACAATCGGTATTGTGAACAGTAGCATTTTTTTATGTACCTTTTTCATCATGACTCCATTGTCATGATATGAACTACATCATATCGTTTGTTTCCCCAAATGTATTCATCTGGCTCAATTATGTCATATTCACTGCTCGGTACTTCTTCATACATTATCTCACAATCAACGAACTCACCTTCAATGTAATAGTGCTGCGTATACATCAGTCTTGGGCTGCTTATTTCCGCAACGCATACAGAACCAGTAAACACCATAATAGCAAAAAAGGTAAGTATAATTCGTGCCATATCATTTGACCTCCCATAGTAATTTGTTTTCCTTGACGGTTATTTCTATTAAGGTGCCCGACTTGGCGAGTTTGATATAAAAAAGAGAATCGTTATAAATATTTTTCTCAATTTGAAAATCATCTTGGTCAAGTTGCTGTACCAGATTAATTGCCCCGTCAATATCCATCTCTAATTCCTTTCTTGTTGCTCGATGTCTTTCATTATTAATCGTCTAATGTAAGTTGAACGTGTCATGCTTTCTTTATCGACTATCTTGTTGAGCTTCTTTAGTGCTTTTTCGTTTAGTCTCGCTGAAACAGACTTGCTGCTCATTTAATCACCTCCTTTTAATAGTTCTGAATTTTCGTGTATGTTTCCGATTACTTTGCCGAGTTTAACTTCTGATCCTTGTAAGTAACTTTTTTCTGCGTCTGCTCTTACAGAACCGTGAGAATATTTTACTATTGCACGCCATAATACTATTTTTAGTGCAACACCTAAGTTAGGCATTGCAAGCCATTCAATTATATCACCCTCATATATCTCTTTACCGTTTTTATCTTTTAGTCCAGTGTATTGCCCTACTGTTTCAGCATCAACTACATGCATCGTTCTTTGCGGGGATTCGCTTAATATAATAGCATCGCCGTTGCTGAAAATAGTTGCGACACCGTAAACCCACTCATTCGTATCAACTCGTTTGCCTCTAAACTTAATTTCTCTCACAATCACCTCCTTATCGGTATTTTCTAAAGTCTTCTGATTGGTTCATTTTTTCAATTAATTTATGCCTCGCGTAAACAATACAGTTTTCATCAACGGCAACCTCAACACCGTCTTGATACACACAAACGTCTTTTAAGCTGATCATACACTCATCAAGTGTTTCAGTAGCGATTGACCTTCTACCGTCTGCATCACCAAAGGAGAAGTCACAAATCAGAACAATCGTTGCATCATTGGTGTACGCTGTGTATTCATCATCTTCCCACTCGATTTCTTTTTCGATCTCGATACTGTTTATTGTTTTCATTTGCCACCCGCTTTGTTAATTGCTTCTTCTAATATCACAATAGATACTCCAAGTAATTGCGGTTTGTCTCCGTTTAATTGTAGTAACGCTGCCTTACATGCCTCTAGCAAATCAGGTGCAGCTGATATTAGTTGTGCGTTTGCTTCATTCTCTACACTACTCGCATATTTTAACAAACATGTAACTGTCCTGATCAAATTACATCCTAAATCAACGATAGTATTCCCATAATAAGGTGAACCCTCTGCGTGTAACATTGTTTTCCATTCCCCTTTAGTATAACTCATCTCTCAAATCCTTTCTACAATGTGTTAATAATGTCCTGTGTTTTTGATAACCAAATTTCCTGTGCTTTAAATAACCAGCCAATACCAAATAACAAAACATACGATTCTGCGTTTCTAATACAACTCTGCTCTTCTTCGTATTGAAATCCGTTGTTCTTTTTTTTGTCCACTGTAAACTCCCTCTTAATTCCGTTGATGTGCCATGAAAAATTAACTTCGTGATAAAAATAAATCTCTTAAATCATTGCGTTCATGTGTCTTAAAATTCTTCTTATCTTTTCCATGTCTACCTCCTGACTTGTCTACAATTTATCACGAATGAATCCGTTTGTCAACATCTAAATAAAAAAAAGACGATATATTTCTATACCGCCTCGTTTAGTACCAATTATGTGAAATAGGCTATTTGCTCTTTTTGCGAGCTTTTGCCTTTTGTTTCTTACGTTGCGCTCTCACCTTCGCTCTTTGCTTCTTACGTTCCTCGCGTGTTAGTTCTGGTTTCTGCGCCCTTGCTGGCTTCTCGCCATAGGTGCTACTTATATTTACACCTAATGACCGAGATATTGCATCAAACCCTTCAGTTTCACCAGCGAGCCACCCCATAAGGTTTTGTACCTGGATAGGTTGTGAGCCTTTGATCTGCGACATAATATATGACGGCATTTGCTGATAACCCAACGGGCCTCGTTTCTTATAATCCCATGTAACCGTTTGCCCTTTCAGTTTGCCCCACTTCGGGTCACCCTTGCTGTACTTACCCTTTCTATTTGTCTTGTAAACACCTTTCTCTATGTCCATGCCGAGATATTCAGGTGCGGTGGTAAATCGTCTACCAGCCCAATCTACGCCCGTGAGAGCCTCATGGAAGAACCTATACACAAAACTTCCCTTATGCTGTGCCGATCTCACCGGATGAAGCACAAATTTGATAACATCGGTGAAATGTCCTAATAGACTAAAGTACTTCCTGTTAGATGTCTTGCCACCGAATTTCTTATATATAGGAGTTACATCAGCACCAGTCCATTTTAAGTTCCCCTCCTTCCATGCGCGAGCGTAATTTCTCATAAATCTCTCTATCGCACCATGAGCTTCTTCGTCATCTTCATCCATTGTAGCCATAAGCATATTTGCTAACACGGTAAGAAATGCACCTTTAGCGAAGATGCCAGCCCAAAAGCTGCGATACATGTTTGTTTCATCTTTCGTGTCACCCTTAAACGATTTCACCATAGTTCTCACGTTTGATTCTGTCCAATCGGGTGCGAGAATAAACAATCTGAACATGTGTTGAAGTGTAGGATTCCTGCCGAGCCTTTTTAAATGAAGACCTCCAAAGTCATCGTTTATGAGGTTAGAAGCCATCTTGGCGGCCTCATCAACGCTCTTGCCTTTTTTGATAAGATTCCTATATTCTATCATGGCAGACTTTGCCTTCAACCCAGCCCCAAGCTCACCAAATAAGAAGTCTGCCTGTGCTTCCCTAAACTCTAAAATCTTGTCTTTTACAACTTTAGATACTGACCACTTATCAAGCAAATTCCCAATGGCTGTTTTTTCTCTCAGTAAATCTTCGTGCCAATCTTGTCTGATTCCAAGAGTGAGGCCATTTCTGACAAGATGCTGTAATGTAGGGTCTGCATTTTCCATCATGCGGATACCGTCTTTGTACGCTGTCATAAAATTCATCTCATCCCAAGTCTTGTGATTCGTGCCAAAGTAATATGACCTCAGATATGCTTGATGATGGAACAATGAGCTTTGCAAAACCCACGCTTTCACAATAGCGTTATATTTCGTCAAAGTCTTCAACCCAGGAACATCTTTCAAGCCAGACGTGCCGAGTATGTTATTCAAGTTCTTCGCCTGATCTTCTGGAGCGTACAGTCTTTGCCGTTCAAATAAGTTTCCCTCATCATCAATGAAGAAGTTTTTACCATACGTTTTGCCATCTTCAGCAACACCAGCATGTTTCCACGTTGAAAATCTTGGGTGTTCTATTTGTTTATACCCGTCAAGGTTCTTGGTTGATAAAAGCCTATTTCCATTAATATCTTTTACCTGCATAAGCGACTTAACGAACTTTTTGTCTTCTATTGTCTTGACAATTTCCTCTTTCAAAATTTGCAGATTGTTCGTAGCACCCTCAACCTTCAAATTCATTCCACTTGCCATACCTTCTAATATGGTTGAAAACTTACGCTGTTTCGCGTGACGAGTGGTCGTTCCGAATTGCCTAAATTTCTCTGTTGATGGTTTGTCCTCAACGTCCCATATACGAGCAACATAATTCTCAAGGATATTCTTGATAACATCAGCTTCTAACGCTTCGATTCCGATTGTCTCGTATCTTTTTATTATCTTGTCAGCCATTATACGCATCTTGTCTGGAAGGTCATTCGCAATGTCGGCTATTCTCTGCTGTTCTTTTGTGAGCTTATCATAATACTTCACTAAATCTTCTGGATTGCGTTGCATATCAATATAGATATGTAGTGCCTTGTCCATGTCTTGAGCTTCTTTATCGTAGCTTCGTTTTCCGAGTACACTTTTTATCTCATGCTGAAGCAATCGCTTCTCAACATTGCTGTTAAGAATACGGACATCTTTCTCGCCAATCCAAATATCTTTCATTTGCTCATATTGAGCTACGAGATTTTGCTCTGGTTCGTTTGGTTCTTTCGGGTAATCTTCTTTCTTTGGTTTCTTGGGTGGTTTAGGTGGTTTTCCTATTCGTGCAAATCCAGCCTTACTTTTTAACGCACCGAGCAAGCCTTTTTTTGAGGCTGGTTCTTTTAGGGATACAGATTGTTGCTCATTGCTTGCTTTTTTAGTGAATGGGTGATCTGGTTGCCCTGCGTATTGTTCAACAACTTTTTGTGGGGCATTCGTCAAGGGGATATTTACATTCTCAACCTCATTCCCTGTCAGCTTCTTCATTATGTTTGGGATTTGTTTGTCGTAGAGGTTCTTTGCCCATTCACCGCCAACTTTTAGGTCTTGCCCTGACAATACTTTTTCTTTCATTGGTATAGCTGTTTCTACAATTTTTCTAGCAATATCTTTCCCTACTAATTCTTCCAACTGTTTTGGTGTTTGGTCATATTTAGTAATAAATATTTCATCGCCCTTGTCTGCGAATACATTATACTTATCCCCTCTTTTTTCGTAACGTATCTTATCTATCTGCTTACTTAAGTCATACCTATCCGCAGTCTGCTCACCTGAAATCCATGAGACTCTATCATAGCCATTGTCTACTGCGTGTTTAATTAATTTCTTTAGTATAAGTTCTTGCCAGTTCTTTTTGAATGGGGCATCCGGGACTTGTCCAACGCTCTTATCTTTTATATCTCTCAGTCTTACAAGCTCGTCATTGATGGGACGAACTTTTCTTTGAAGTTTCCTGTATTCTTTCTTTTGTCCATCTGACAAGCCAACCATCCCACTAAATTCCCGCAATTCCTTATTGATTGGTTCTCTCTTCTCTATTAGTTCAACAATTTTACTTTCTATTGCTTTTATATCATGCTTCTTTTCAGCATACCCCTTCTCTCTCCCTGCCTTGTGCCAATCGCTCTGTATCTCTTCGATGAATAGAGTCTTGTCTGAAACCCTATCTTCTGCGTTAATCTTTGCTAACGCTTTATGGTCTCCACGCTTGACTGCTGATTGATGCTCTTTTGTTTCAACTTGCCTGTCGTTCATTCTTGCGTGGGCGAGGACGTTTTGTTCGTCGAAGTGGGGTGTTTGATAGGGAATACTTACCCTTGTTTCATCTGCTAATTTTTGATATTCACTTCTTAGCGCAACTTTTTTTTCTTCGCTTAAACCAGAATCAGGGTAAGTCATTTCTTCTTCTATATTATCCATACGTGTTTGTTTTGCTTTATCAATTGACGACTGATTCTCTGGCATCTGCAACAATAGCTCTTTGTAGTTCTCGCCGCCTGGGGTTTGGTATTTATCCAATTTCGCTTCTTTTGGCTTCCCTCTAGCATCAAACCAAATATCTTGGTCTGTGCTATCCCACGCATCAAACACTCTGCCAATGTTTTTATCTTCTAACTCTTTGTATAGCTTCTTTAATTTAGGAGAATAATCACCCTTCCAAATCTCATCAATATCTAGTCTCTGCTCATTAAGATATTCAACGAGCTTTTGTTTTTCAATCTTGCCACTAACTGCATTTTTAGTAATAAATTGGTCAACATTTTTCCAAGCAAGTTCATCTTTCGTTACCTCCTTTGATAGTATGTTTTTCAAGTCTTTAGTAGGAACTGATTTGCCTTGAACTTTCTTTTCAACAGTAGTTTTTGCTTTCTCAAGCCACAGTTTACCAGCTTTATCGTATATAATACCATCTTTAATCGGCGTAGCTTCTGATGGTGTAATGCTGAATTTATCTTTCGGTGTAATGTCAATTAATTCTGGTTTCGGTGGTTCAGATGGCTGCCTATTGACTTTTCTCTGCGCTCTCGTAATCTCAGCGTTACTTATCTTGCTTGCGCCACCAGATGCTTTTATCCGATCATTCATGAAGTCTTTTGCCATCTTCTCAGCTTCGGGTGCGCTACGACCAGACTTCACAAGTTTGTCATGCATACTACCGTATAATTTCTCAATATTCTTTGATTTTATGTTTTGATAGAATTTTGTTTTCCCTAATGCGCCGATTGCTTTTTTCTCTAACGACAACGCACCACCAGACACCGCGCCAAAGGCTTTCCCAAATGCAAATAGCGAAACAACTTCTTTTGGATTCGTGATAAGGTCAAGAGCTTCGCCTTGTAACTCAGTTGCAAATTCTTGTGCGAGTCTAAGACCGTAATCTAGTTTACCGGTCTCTTTCATATCCCAATCGCCAATTCTCTTCTCTCGCAAGATGTCAGCCCATGTTCCTTTTGTGGCAAGGTCAACTTTCTCACGCGCAGTCCTTGAATTAGCTCTCTTTCTATCAACGTCAAGGTCTAACGACAACGCTTTGAAAGCTGGCTGCATCTCGGTCTCAATGTAAGAATCAATCTCATTACCATACTTAACGGGAGCTTGCAAGAATGGATTAACCACACCGGCTTTCTGCGTAGGTTCTTGAGGTAGTTTCTTTGCGGTATCTTCTGCTAAAGAAGTTATACCACCAGTCGCTAATTTCATAAATGGATTGCTCATATATCATATACCTCTGTGTCGTAGCCAGCCTCTTCAAGAAATTGTTTAATTTGTTCGTCAGTTGTTCCTTGCTCTCTCAGTCCTTCAATCATTTGTGACACGTCTGCGTTTGGTTCTGCGCGGACACCTCCAAACTGACCTTGCCCGTATCTTCTTGCGAATGCATTATATTCTGTAAATTCCTCATCAGTAGATGGGTAGTCTGTCTCCGTTGCTCCAGATGCCGTTCTCCATGAACCAAGCGCGGCTTCCTGTACTGATTTTTGGTTCGCGCTCGTTACAGAACCAGCTTTGCGTGATTTGAAACTAACATCACCGCCCTTATAACTTACGGCTATGTCGGGGTCACTCATCATACCTGAAGCCTTGACAGCTTTTACAGCATCTTCCGCCTGTTTAATATTATACTGCATACCGCCTTCTTCTTTTCTGAGTGCGGTTTTGTTTTTAGCATCAAACACAGCAAAATCAGATTTTAATTTATTCATTGCAAGTTTGTTTGCTTCTGTTGCTTGTTCGTGCTGCTCTTCTCTTATCTCTCCATTCTTGAGAGCTAAATCCATTTGCTGTTTGCCTTGTTTTAGATTTAACTCATGCGTTTCAAGTTGTCTCTTCCCTTTTGCCATAGACTCATTCAAGGCTTGGATGGTCTGTGCATTCTCGCGCAAGTTGTCTCGTGTAGTCCTTACTAGACTAGACCAAAAAAACGGGTTTCCCATAATATTCCTCCTGTTTATTAAAAACGTATAGTGTCACTGTATGGTAAATGTCGTGATGACATTTTTTGCTAATTTTCATTATTGACCACCAAGCATACCAAGTCGTGTGCCTGAACCACTTGTTGTTTTTATCGTACCACCAATGTTACTTCCGCTAAAAAATCTACCTATTCCACCGGCAACGTTTCCTAATCCACCGGCTATCTGTGGTGCATATTTATCAACCGCACCGAGCACATCACCAAACGTCTGCCCTTGAGCTTGCTGCGTTGCTACGTCTTGACTAAATGATTGCCCTGCAAGCCCCATCTCAACATTAGCCTTCTGAATAGCAAAGTTATTCTTTTGACTACCCATATTCAAAGCATTGCTTAATACGTTCTGTTGTGTGTTTAGACCAGTTGTTAATAGCCCCTGTCTGCCCTCTAACGAACGCAAGAAATCAGAGTATCTTAGTTTAGTTGTTGCATCTGAAAGCCCCTCACTGATCGCTGTGGCTCCGATACCACCTCTGTTCTCGACACCACGTCTTGATAGGTTTTCATTGACACCTCTCGTAACGTCACGTTGAATAAGTGCGAGAATATCATCAAACTCTTGACCGCCGCGCTCACCGATTGGTGCGAAGTAATCAGGAATGTTTCCACTTAATATATTACTCGAAAAATCGGATTGACTCTTTAATGTTGGATCGAATAATTCGTTTTGTTGGAAGTCTGGCACACTACCGCCACCACCGCCGCCACCACGACCGCCCTTGATTGCTCCATATAAACTTGCACCTGCTCCAACGGCTGCGGATGCTGCTGTTACTCCGGCTGCTGTAATTCCAAATGTCATAATTACTCCCCCTTATTTTCTAATTGTCTCTGCCATGATTCAAATTCTTTCATTGTATTTGCAACTACGTCTTTTACTATAGACTCAACGTTTGTCTTTTCTGTAGGGTGAATGGTAACCCATAGTGTATCTTCATGCGTTCGTAATGCGCGTCTTGTGCCAACTTCTGTTATACCACTATAGGGTGCCTCTAGCTTGACCATCTCACCATCTACGTATACGGAAACTGAACCTTGCATAATGAAATATGGATGTTGTGTCTTATGTACCATAGTAACGATAATAATATTCTTAGGAATAAACATTTTTCTTATATAAATTCCAGGTGTAAACGAATGTTCATATCTACAACCATTACCAAGTTCAGCCTTATCGTTTGCCACAGTGCTGTCCTCGGAGCTTCTAAGGATATTCTCCATTACATCGATTACTTCATTTGATGTTAATTCAATATCTTTTTTGTTTGTATCTAAAACATCCATAATACTCCTTATTTTAAATCATTTAATTCTATATGATTATCTTTAAGTACCTTAATGAAATCGCTATATATTTCCTGTGTGATTACTTCTGCTGCAAGCAACCCATCAATATACTGTTTAAGTGTTACCCATCCCTGGGTATTGTTGTAATCAACACAACGACTTATTATTAAATAATATTGTGCGAATTGAGGATATTTTACAAATAATTCATCGAACACTTGTTGTTCAAACTCCTGTTTATTAAATATATTTTGACTCGCTATTTCTTCATCGCTTATTTTTTTAATATTAACAATGAATCTCTTGTTCTCATACTTATAATATTGAGGATGATACTGCAACGGATAGTCAGTTAATTTTCCATCAATTTTCACTCGTGTCCATTTATCATTCAAAACTACATCTTCTCTTTTTGACATATCAATAATTTCTTTTGTATTATTGTCATAAGTCACATAAACATCCGCTATAGATATTTGACATATTGCTAACATTAAACTTAAAAATATAATTATTCTCATTATTCCTCCCTATTATTCGTATGTTATCCAATAAACTGTTGAACCACTTGTTTCATTTGTCATAGTTACTTTCCAATAATCGCCATTTTTTACAGGAAAAGTTATTGTTCTATCATTGCCAGGATCAATTTCATTCCCAGCGTCAGACCAATCACTTCTAACTGTTGTTGGTGAAGATGACGAATCTGTTATACCTTGTAATACAGAAGCGGTATTATCAGAACTTTGAATATGGTTGGCTGTGACAAAACCATCAGTTGTCGCTTGATATGCTGTATCTTTCGATTTTGACTCCCATGTGCCTAGATCGGCAAAGAAACTATTGTTTTGGATATCAGAGATATTGGAACTTGCGTCATTGTAGAATTTCCCTAATTTCTTATAATAAGTATCTCCTGATGGAGCAGAAGAAGATGTTGATATACTTACCGTGAATGTGTCTGCTGCGCCATCTGAAATGGCGTATACATAATACCACGTTGAACTTGCTTCAGCACCAGTGTCAATATCAGACCACGTTAATGTTGTATTGCTTGTGTTCTGCATCATGTGTCTGATTGTTCCGGCGGTGTTGCTACACGTAACCTCACCCAACTCAACGGTAATGGTTGCTGCCGATGCGTACACCAATCTGCAACCCTGCCTGAAGTTTGCTAATAGTTTGTCAAGCGCCTGGAAGTTTGTCTGTATGTTATCACCACCCACATCAATATAGTTATCTGCTGGCTGATCTTTATCCCAAATTTCAGCACAAAAAACATTTGACATATTTCCAAAAATGAATATAATAATAACCGCTAAAGAAATTGTGTATTTTTTTTGTTTAATCAAGGCAGTGAGTAAGTAGTGAGGTTGTGTATACAATTTCTTTAGCCTACTGAAAGCTGCCTTTTTTATTTGGAGGAAATTATGAGAAACGAAAAAGGACAATTTGTTAAAGGACACAAACCTTGGCACAAAGGAAAGGAATTGCCCGATTTTTATAAGAAAATTCTTAGTGACGCACACGTTGGAAACAAAGCGTCTAAGGGAACAAAAGCAAAAATGAGTAAGGCGCGCAAAGGCAGACCTTGTACATGGAAGGAAAAGATCGGCAAAGCGAATTTTAAAACAGGTCAACATAAGAGCCGTGGATATGTTCTTATTCTTAATAAAAAACACCCGTTTACCGATAAACGAGGATATGTTAAACGCGCTCGACTTGTAATGGAAACGCATCTTCGTAGATTCCTTGAGCATACAGAGCCAGTTCATCACATTAATGGCATTAAAGATGATGACAGAATAGAAAATTTGCAATTGTTTGCAAATAATTCTGAGCATCAAAAATTTCATTACCGACTCAGAAAACTCAATAAACTTGGACAATTCACTTAATATCTTTCTCATATCTCCCCCTTTTAGGTTTTTTGTATAAAAGCAAGTGCATAAAATTTCGCCTTAACTACCGTTCCAGTTCCGTAATTACCAGAATCTCCTGCATGATTTTGTATACCATGAGTACCGGCAGCAGCGGAATATGCTTCAATGCCATCATTCGCTGGGCTTAATCCAGTCGATTGCCATGTGTTATCCCTGAATGGGTTAGCAGCATTTTCACCCCAATACAATACATGTCCATGATTAATCGTATGGTCGTGCTCTGGGATAGAACCGTCACCCGTATCACCGACATCATTTGTACCGCCACTGTCAGCGTCAGCATGAATAATGAATCTATCTGTCAGGTCTGGTGTTCCATTCTCACCGTTACAAAGAACATACCCACTTGGTATATTCGCAATAGTACCAGACCACATAACAATAATACCAGATGGTACTATATTAGTAGTGTTCGCATTGACTTGCTCGTAAATCTTTCTAAACTCATCGTTTACCTGGACTGTTCTTCCTTCGTCATTTGAAACGTCAATCTCTTGGCGTTCAACATAACCAGAAAACAACAGGCTACATACAAGTAATACTATTGCATAAGTTCGTTTACCCAAAACATCACCTCTATTCTGTCAACAGTCCAACCGATAACGCCGGTCTCTTGTAGTGTGAATTTCCAAAATTGTCCAATATCTTCCTCTTCTTCGCATATATATTTAAATATCTTCGTAGTACCATAACCATCATAGGTGTCACCGTTTTCTTTCTCATGCGGTGGCTCTTGGCTTAGATCGATGTCGAATGTCTTGTCAACCGATCCAGCTCCCGTGAGTAAGTTTTGAAACCCAACTTTCATAGTGCCGTCTGTGCCTTGATAATACACTTTAATCCATTGAAGCGTCACCTCATAGCCTGGTTGTAGTTCTTTCCATCCTTTGTCGATGGTTGAGTTTACCGTAGTCTCAGCGGTTGTACCCTCTTTTGAATACACCATCTTAGCTAAATAATTATCTGCTATATATAACTCAGGTGTGTTTACTATATTTGTCGTTGACAGATTCGCTTTTAATTGAACGTAATCTGCTGCGGTCTCACCTGAAATATCAGCCCCCGATGGATTCGTATATAAATCACCAAATGTAGCAATACGGCAAGCTGCGTCTGATGCCCCGAATCTTAACTGCCATTCTACATCACCGGTTGAGTTTAATTTCTCATTCCAGTATAATTTGTCCATACTCGATGCGTTAATATAATAAACGTCACTCGTCCAGTCACCATCTGTATCTTCTCGCGCGTACGTCTGAGTTACCATACCGCCCATAGTGAGATATCCTAATGTCTGGAAATCAGCACCCCATGTCAAATCCCACGCAAGTTTAAGTGATGGCGCGTTCTCAGTACCGAATGAACGGCAATCGTCATACGAACCATCGTCAAGGTCACTTTTATATCGAATCCTTAAAGCGTTTTCCGTAGCGCCTTCTTTTTCAATAACTCCTGTACTTGTCGAAGTTCCTGAATAAAGAATACCGAAGTCGTTTCCAGATTCTAGCGTCCACATACAATTTATATTTTTCGAGTCTTTAGTGTATGCGTCCCTTACGATATCGTATACTAATACCCTATCATTCTCAGCCGAACCATTAGCTTCTGATGCGTATGCAAGATGATATTCGCTATTCCAATAAACTCCGAATGCTTCCTCGATATTAGCTTGATTCACGTCTAATACGTCAGGAGTGACCGCATCGGATATTAGCGTAGAATTGTAACTATTAAATACATGAACACCGTACCTACCGAGATACATAATACCTTTTGGTGTCAATGATACTGAATACGGAGCCGGACAACCCTCAGCCGGATACGGAGCAGTTACACCCCAATTTGACTTCGTTGTTCCGTCTGTGTTGTATTTAACAATAGAATTAGTCTTCCCCACAACACAAACCCCGTATAGATTTTGTAAGAATGTTATCTTATCCCCGTCATCTGGTCTAATTCTCTCGAAATCAGTTGCTAAAAACCAGTCGGGGTTATACTCATCTGATGAATAAAGGTCTGATGTGCTGTCAGGGTCACCAGCGATAAACAAATATCTCTTATGAATCAATGGATATTTCCCTTTTGGTGGCGTTACCATCAAATGCCCCGTGGTTGATAAAGCATCGCCTAAAGCGCCGTCTGCGACATCATCCTTGAATACCCTTGTAGAGTTATCAGAAAGAGTCGAAACGTACTTGTATGACGTTGTAGCGACTGCCTCTGCGTTTGCTATGCTTGTTTGTGCCTCGGTTCTGTAGATATGACGCTCATCAACGCCAGTTCTTCCTATTGGTATATCTGTCAGAGCGATATCGTACACACTCGCGCCAGTTCCGATTGGGTTTGACTTTGCTTGTGTTGAATAATATTGGATACCATCTTTGAATATCACTCTATATTGATAAAAACTAGATGCGCTTAAATCAGCACCTATGGTAAGGTCTGCGAATGGAGCACCGAGATCAGCGCAAAGGTTTAATGCGGTTCTATGACCAGCCGTGTTTGCTGTTATGCTCGTTGATCCATCCCATTTAATCGGTACATCAGAGCCATTCATCCCGATGGCGTTATCTTGATATGTTACAAATGACCATCGTTTACCACTCGTAAGACTATCACGGGCAACGATATACGTTCCATCAGTAGGCTCAACATGAAGTTCAGTTCCTATTGACGCTATGTTTTTCTCTATCCCCGATGATGTGTATAATCTATGACCACCAGTTACTTTAGAGCTTCCGATATCACCGGCAGAAATAAGTGCTGCCCTTTTCGATACGTTTGAAAATTCATCATTAAAACGAACATTAAGCGCATCAGAGACTTCATTTTTCGCAACATCGAACTCTGAGAAATGAGAATTTAACCCACCAGAAAAGTCATTCATAAACAAAAAGAACGATTTTCGCTCATTTGCCGCGTATAAATTTACACTAACAAGTAACATTATGCTAAATAAGATTATTCTTTTCCTCATCCTATCCGTTTTCCTCTCATGCGTGTATCTTCATCTGCTAACACGTCAGCCCTTCTATTTACCAGTTTGAACCTGCTAATAACATGTTGCGCGTATTCAGCGTATCTTGCCTTTTGCTCGGCCTTGTCTTTCCCGACAGATGCCCCAAGTTTCCACTCAATAAACGAATAAACGCACTCAATTAATGGTTCAAGCTGTGATATTGCAATTTGTTTATCATCTTCGATATGAAATGGTTGATCTTCGTTTGCGGTCATTTTCTCTGGTCTTCGTGAGTAATAAAGCCAGAATCCGTTAGCCAATGATGTGCTTGGTTTATTATGTACCCTAATTGTATTCTCTAAGATGACATATCGCTGAGGATCGTCACTACCATCGTCACGCCAATTAGTGAATCGGTTATCAAGGTATTTCTGCGTTCTCGGTTTGAGCCTACCCCAATCGGGGCTTTCTGCGGTTCCAGAGTTCCAATAAAGACCCTCTTTGCGTATAGCGAGATAGTCAGGCGCAACGGTTGATATGAGGTAATCTGATTGCTCGGCAACAACATTGAATTTAGCCTCCTTATAAAGACATTGGGTGAAAGCGCAAATATCGACTACACCTTCATTTATGATAAGCCCTAATTCTGTATCGTCAACCTTCTTCAGTGTTGCTGTTGGAACGTATTTCCGTGAAAGCGTCTTTATATCCCCGTATTCCATGCTACCCCCTCATTTGTTTCAAAAGATCAACACGCGACCTTTTCTTTTCTGTATAATAAAACCCGCCAAGACTTCTCGAACCACCGCATTCCGTAACTGCTGTGTAATATATAAATGCCATTCTTCTCAAAAACATACGAGATAACAACGAGCGTTTCTTACCATTCTTGCGATATTCTGCCGTGTCAAGCAACTGGTTGAGATATTCCCTGTCTGCAATCTTCCTATCTTCTTCTGAACCACCCTGCCAATATTTGAAATCATGTCTGTTTGATGGTTCGGTAAATACAAACTCAGGAACAATCCAGCCCCAAAAACCTTTTCGGCCAGCACCGTTGCATAAGTATTTCTTTTCTTCTGTGTTTAAATCTTCGTATGAAAACATGATTATTGTCCTTTATTTGCTATGATTGCGGCAGTCACGCCTTTTTCAAGTAATCCGACAACCTCATCAACCGCGTCATTCTTAGAAAATGCCATTGTGTTACTCTTTGTCTTAATACTAATCTTTGGAGCAGCAAGACCGAATATCCATTCTCTATGCTTGAATGTGTCTACCAACTCACCTTTATCGTTTAGCTCTTTTACATACCCACCACCAATCCCGATACAACCAGACAATAGAACGCACACTGCCAACAGCGTGAATTTATATAACATAATTTTTACCTCCATATTCAGTACCATTTTTCATATTCTGATGAATCGCTCTCGTCATGTGAGTTATTTTATTATCAATAGCGGCACCAGCTTTCAATAACATCTTTGTCGTTGGTGCTTCATCGGGCAAATGATATTCAAGTTCTTCAACTGCGATAATCTTGAACTGTTTTATAAAATCAGCTTTCTTCTCAATTGACATAAGGAGCCTCCTTTATTTTCCAAGTATAATTCCAGTAACCCACGCAACTATGATACCCGTTACAACAGATACGTTAAATATTCTGTGTCGTTTTAAATCTAACGTGTTCTGCTTAACTTCAGTGACAATCCCTTTCTTTTCGTACGTTCCGATAAGAGCATCTTTGATCTCGTCCTGACCTTTAGATATTTTTGTTATATCAGCCCTCATACTTGTTATAGCTTCTTTGTAATCGCATTCATGTTCGACCATTATGTACCCTAAAGTAGTGTTACATGTTGTAATAATTATTTCTTACTTCCTCTACCATTCCTTCTACCTCTACCTGCTGGCTTCCTATCACCTTTATTGCCAACTCTTGGTGTACCGCCACAGCTTCCTTTTCTTGCTACTCTTTTCATGTCTTCTCCTTAATGTGATGTTGCATAGATTCCTAGTAAATAAAGTATTATTGCTGCTATTAGTAGGTTCTCGAATTGCATATTATCCCCAATTAAAGCCA